GAACAAAAAGCGGAGGCGAAAGCTGCCGTAGCCCAAAAGGAAAAGAAACCGTTGTGTAAATTCGGTGATCATTGTTATCAAGGCGATTGTGCCAAGTACCATCCTGCTGCTAAGTGCAGTTTTGGTGCGACATGTCCGAAAATTGGGTTCTGTCCATTCTATCATCCTGGAGTTAGAGTTACTCCCAAAGGAAAATCACTTTATAGTCGGGTCTTGAAGGCCTTACCACCAATTCCTGAATCATTGAATGGTCAAGTCCAGTTCATAACAGGAAATAAGTTGGGTGCGATTTTCCCAGTATCAAAAACCAGTAACTTGAAGGAAGTGATTGGAGATGAGAAATCATTCGACAGTCACGGCTTCTATTTTCTCGGTCAGTTTCATATGACCGAACATGGCTTAGATAATCAGGCTGACAAATTTTATGTGCATATACCTGGTTTGGGATTACCAGTTGAGATGGAGAAGACTAAATTTAAAAAGTGTGAATTAGACACTATGGTCGCGCAACTCCCTCAATCGGTTAACCTAAGTAGACTTCCAAAGTTGAAATATCGAACGCCTCGCTTATCTGACAAAGTCTATATGATAACTCAATACCCTGACCAGGCAGTGTGTCAAGGTAATATTGTCAGTATAAGCGGAAAAGAAGCGTTATACACTGCGCCAACAAAACCAGGCGATTCTGGGTGCCCTGTCTTCAGTGAAGATGGATACGTAGTCGGTATCCACAGAAGCGGTGGTCACGGAAATCCGAACGGGTTCGTAAAGATCTCGCAAGACTGGATTAAGAACGTCACTGGCTCTGCCCCAACCATGGAAAATCTCGCCGCGGGAAACGTTTAAGCCCCATCGAACGAACGAAAGTTGCATCTGATTTTTGGAGTCAAAGAGCTGTTAATTGTAAAGGTTATCGCTACTTCAAGGGTGTGAATTTCGATGGGGCTCCTACCGCGGAGTTTAGGAAATGGTATACTAAGGGGATATGTCAGTTTGTTGGACGTGCGTTTCGACGCGCACCTGCTTGGAAAGTTCGAGGAATGGTTGACCAAAATGTTCTTTCATGGAAAGAGCGAGCTGAGGTTTCGTGGGAAAATAAGTACCGCATGTGTCAACCAGTTAGAGAATCGAATTATAGAGGCGGTGCGAAGTATGAACGCGCGCAACCTGTGCTAGATGAGTCTGCATGGGAATTGAGTGGAGAAATGACTACAAATCATTGGCTTCCACATATGAGTGGATCAAAAGTCGTAAGGAAGGATGTTGCGATTGCGGAAGCAGTCAAAAGTACATCTCCAGGGTATCCGGATAACCTCGATACGCGCTCAAAAGGCGAATGCATTGAACAGGAAGAGTTTGATGATAAGTATGACGAGTATTATGACCGGCTTGGGACACGAGATTATGTACCGTGTTTCTGGAACCTGGCTGATAAATACGAGCTTAGATCTAATGAAAAGATTGCCGCAGGCAAAATTCGCGCATTTACTGCATCGAACATATTTCACAGTATCGCGAATGCTCAATTGTGCCATGATATGAATCAGAAGTTCTATCGGAGTGCGGGTAAAACCGTTAGCTTTGTAGGTGGGACTAAATATTATGGCGGCTGGAATAGAAATATACGCCGGCTGTTAAAACACGCCTTTGGATTTGAATTGGATGAGTCGGATTTTGATGCTAGCATCTTTGCTAGGGCACTGTATGAACAGTGTGAGATACGAATAGGTATGCTCCATCCCGACCATCGGACAGATGAAAATTGTCAAAGGATGCGGAATCTTTATGAAGAC